TCACACCGAAAGCCCGCCACCTAAAGGGTTTAACGTCACCGCATATTGCAAGTAATCAGGGGCGAGGTGAGCATAAACCATCGTTTGCTGAATGCTCGCATGACCCAAAATCTGCTGTAACGCGATAATGTTGCCCCCATTCATCATGAACCAGCTCGCGAACGTGTGCCGGAGCACATGCGTAGCCTGTCCGCGTGGCAAGTCTGGTTTAACCTGCCTGAGCCGTTCGCAGAAGTTTTCATAATCAACTTTGAACAATGGCCCGGTGTCACTGGTCTTGATCTCCTTCTCCAGCTCCGCAGAAATTGGAACCGTTCGCTTTTTCCCGTTTTTGGTTTTGAGGAACGTCACACGCCCATGATTAACCTGCTCACCTCGCAGGGTGCTGCCTTCTCCCCAACGAGCGCCAGTGCTGAGGCATAACAGCGCCACGCGGCGATCATCGCCGGTCAGGGTTTCCAGCAGCCTGCTGATCTCTGATTTGGCGAGATAGGTCATAGCTGGCGGCGTTTCTTTCAGCGGTTCCAGTCCCTTGCAAGGGTTTTCCTTGCTGAACTCATCCAGCTTAATCAACGTGCTGAACATTCCAGAAAAGCGATATATATCCCGGTTGATCGTGGCGGCACTAATTCCGTCATCCAGCCGTTGGCTGCGGTGCCGGGCAATGGTGCGCTTATCAAGCCGGTTAACTGCTGGATCTCCCAGCGCCTTGATTGTCTTTTTCAGGTGCCGCTTTTCTATCTCACCATTTTCCTGAGTCTGCCCATACAGCAACCACCAGGTATCTAACAATTCGCTTAACGTGCGGCGGTCTACGCTCGCGCCAAGCCATTCTTTTTTATCGGCGTTAGCTAATACATAACGCTCAAAAAGAACCGCCTCTTGTTTCTTTTCAAATCGCCTACGGATGCGTTTTCCATTACGCCCGCGAGGCCATACGTCCACTTCATACTGACCACCTTCGAGCTTCTTAATCGACATAGCGAAGCCCTCCGGTATAACCGAGTAAATTTGAGTCTATCCAGTCAATGAAATCTTCATGCAGTGTTAGCCAGTTTTGCGGGCGGAGCGGGGTGACGTTGCCGCAGTCTCTGGCCCATCAAGAGAGAGAGCCGGGGCTATTTGTCCGGCATCTGGTGCGGTGTTACCAGTCATCATCCAGAGCGCATATTTCTGAAATCGTTCATGTTGCAGTATGTTCATTAGCACTGATCCCCCCGGCTCTATCAAGCCTGTTTCGTACTTCTTAACCGAACTGATCGACATATCAAGCAGTTGGCAAAAAGTTGCTTGAGACATCCCCTCAGCCTTTCTTATGGCCTTCAATTTTTCGTGAATTTGCATTTGACAAGGTTCCTTATTAGGATCTATATTTAGTTTCAATGGTTCCTTATGAGGAACTTAAACGCCAATTTAGGCAGTTATAAGCTGAAATAAGCGCCTAAGCATGAGGATTATGACACATGAGCGAGAAAGATTTAGAGGGGTTCATAGAAGTGCGTCACGCTGTTGATGCGGTTCCATACCCTAAATTTGCAGAGCTGATCGGCAAGAAGCCCGCCACGGTTAAGAGCATGATTGAAGACGGTAAGTTGCCAATCATCCCATGGAAGAACCCGGAGAGCCTGGGCGCTCGCGCTGAAAACTGGATCTACATTCCTGAGTTCAACCGTGCGATGCGCGATGCGTATTACAACCGCCCGCGTGAGCAACGTGATGCCTGGCTGCTGTGGATTGGTCTGTAAGGAGTCGATGAGATGACGGGCCAGTTAATACAATTAAGCCGCCATAGTTATATTTATCGTGGCTTCACCATTCATAAATGCCCGCGCAATGCCATTACGATGAAAACGGCATATAGCGTGTTAAATAATGGAAATTATTTAGGGCGTGATTTTGCTTTAGCCGAAGCAATGAAAACCATTGATAAGTTAAAAAGCGGTGAAAGTTATGAAAGCTGAAATGATTATCGGCCTTTCTATTTTTGCTGTGCTGGTTTTGTATTTAATTCAATTCTTGATCAGGCAGCGGGGCGAAAAAGTAAAGCAGCAGAGAGCTAAGGCGTTTGCTGAATTTAAAGCCCGCCGCGCAGAAGTAGAGCGCAAGGCCCGTAGACAACTGTAGCAGGTACACGATATGAACGATAACGCCCCATCATTTGCCAGCCTGTTAAAGCACGGTTGCCAGGTCACGCATTACCGCAATACACGCGGCTGGATTGAATGCCCGGATGGGCGTTTCTTTAAACCGGAACCGAATAAGGTGCGCTTTATTAAAGGTATGAGTAAGCCTTTTGTTTATACGAAGAAGATAAACAAAGGTTTATTTACTGCCTTAGCAAGGTTATTTAGAAAGCTGCTTTAGTAATTAATTAACAGATAAAACTTTTTCTACCTGTCGTCACTTTATTAAGTGATGGCGCATTCACTCACCCAAAAAAGGGGTTAATTATGTTTGGTATTTTCAAGAAAAAAACTGCTGCTGTAAAAGTTGAATTAAAGAAAGTTGAAAACCGCGATCTGATGGAGGCCATTGTTGGCGGCTGTCTGCTGGTTGCTGCTGCTGATGGTGAAATTGAGAAAGAGGAAACTGCAAAGCTCGATCAGCTACTGCGCTCCAATCCCCGCCTGAGCCATTACGGCAACGAAATCACCGCGCTGATCACCCGCTTCACTGAACAGCTTGAAGCCGGTTTCCGCGTTGGTCGCATGAATATCCTGCGTGAAATCGAAGATATCAAAAACGACCCGAAAGAGGCGGAAGAGGTCTTCGTCAACATGCTGACCATTACCGAAGCTGACGGCGAGATCGAGCCGGAAGAGCAGAAGGTACTGGAAGAAGTTGGGCGTCGTCTGGGCCTGCGCGTTGAGGATTACATCTGATGAGCCAGATGCTGAGCATGTTGCGGCCTGCGTTGGTTCTGCTGCTGGCTTTCATGGTGGTAGCGGTGGATTTCACCAGCTATCTGCTCTCAGCAGTTGGCGATCTGTTCTTCGTGGGGGCGCTCGTTGTTCTGGTATGGCCTGCGATTAAGCCAGCCAAAGAGCAGCAGAGCGACGAGTAAGAGAGGCACCGGGAAACCGGTGCTTATCCGGGGCGTTACTTTCGAGTGGCGCGCCTGATAAGCGGCAGTGATGGGGGATAGGATTATGAGTATCGGACAAGAAAAACCAGTATCCGGGCGTCAGATGTTCCTTGAGCAGCACGCCCGCTTGCAGTCGAGTATTTCAGTTTCCCGCACCAATGACACGGCGAGCCGTTTCAACCGCCTGGGCGAGACTCAGAAAAAGGCGATCATCCTGCTGGCAAACGAAGCCGCGCAGCGGTTTAAAGATCTGCCGTCGCTGACTCATTCCCATCTCACCATGCCCTTCGAACAGTTCAGCTCTCAGGACAAAGTGAGCCTGATGTTGGGCATTAAGCGCCTTGCCGAGCTGGCTGCGGCGTTGCCGTGGGAGTTTCCCGATCATGCTGCGCCGCGCCTTGAAATTCAGGCGTTACGCGAATCACCACCACCCGCGCCGGATGGCGCAGTCAATTAACCACTGAATGATTAACCAGTAGTCAGGCGCATCACCGCGCCGGGCTTCCTGCACCCAGGAGAAAGAAAAATGAAGCACGTAATGATTGATCTTGAAGCCATGGATAACAAGCCAACTGCGGCGATTGCGTCTATTGCTGCGGCAATTTTTGACCCTATGTCAGGGGCAGTTTCCGCCTCAATGTATCGGCGCATTGCTATTGAAAGCAGTGAGGCATTCGGCGGAACGTTGGGCGCTGAAACAATCAAATGGTGGTTTAAGCAGTCGGGAGAAGTACGAGCGGAAGTAATCAAAGAAGGGGCTTACTCCCTCCCTGTAGCTCTTAGTGAATTAAATATGTTTATCCTGGAATATTGTGATCTCGCGAGCGTGAAAGTTTGGGCGCGCGGCACTGATTACGATATGCCGATTATCTACAACGCACTGCGCGCTGTAGATTTAAAACCGGTCTGGAATTTCTGGAATGTCCGCGATGTTAGGACGGTTGAAGAGGTTGCGCTTACTGTCTGTGGGTATGCCTCAAATCGGCTTGTTGACTCTGAAAAACATAACGCTGCCGCTGATGTGTGGAATCAGATCGCCCAGCTCTCAGACAATCTAAAAAGCCTCGCAGCCAAAGGCGCTATGGGGGCGGCATTATGATCCGTTCCCTCCTCAAATGGCCCGGTGGCAAAAGCCGCGTGATGCCTGAATTACTGCCGTATTTACCAAAGGCTGGTTGCCTCGTTGAGCCTTTTGTTGGCGGTGCTTCTGTGTTCCTCAATACTGATTATCGCCGCTATATCCTTGCGGATATCAACCCAGATCTGATCCGCCTTTATCGTGAGGTCAAAAGCAACCCTGAGCTGGTTATTGATCTTGCCCGCCCGCTCTTTGCGACCGGTAATTCCAAAGAGGAATACTTACAGAACCGCCGCATTTTCAACGGTACAAAAGGCTTGCTTGATGTGGCCCGCGCGGCTCTGTTTCTGTACCTCAACCGCCACGGCTACAACGGTGTGGTGCGTTACAACCAGAGCGGTGGTTATAACGTGCCGTTTGGTCAGCATAAAACCGCGCCTTACTTCCCGGAGGCGGAGATCCGCCAGTTTGCTGAGAAGGCAAACGACACCAAAGCTATTTTCCTGTGCAGCTCGTTTCAAAACACCCTCAAAGTGATGATTGGAACGGATGAAGCCATCTACTGCGATCCGCCTTACCTGCCTGCCAGCGAAACCGCCAATTTCACCCAATACCACACTGAGCCATTCACCGAGAAGCACCACCGCCAGTTAGCGGCGGAGTTGCTGGAAGTGAACCGCAAATACGGCGCGCCGGTTGTCATTTCCAACAGTGACACCGAAACCACCCGCGAGATTTACCACCGCTTCCGCCTGCATGAAATCGACGTGCAGCGCTCCGTTAGCACTGATGCCAGCAACCGCCAGAAGGCCAAAGAAGTGATCGGCACTTTGGGCATCATTGAAGGATGCCAGGCAAGTGGGGGCGAATGAGCATGGAAACCACTCTCGATCTTCCCGTTTGGATGGCTATTGATTTAGCTCGTACTCATGCTGATGCCACTGTTTATGCGGTAGTTGATCGCATCCTAGACCGCTGGAAATTGCATGATTTTTGGGTTGTTGAATTTGAAGCTTTTGACGTCTGTGAAGGGGTCTATGTCCGTAATCAATTTACATTCGATACGGCTAAAGAAGCATACAAATTTAAGCCAGGGCGCGCTGTTACGTGGAGTTATGACACCGCTGATTTTGATGATGAGTTGCCGTTCTGATGAGCGCCCCAGCAAGTGGGCGCAGCGCCCCAACTCCGCCCCCTCCGTATCCGGGTAGTGCTTCAGACGCTACCCGGTACGATTACGAATGGCAGAAGCCGAAAGCTGCCATTTGTGTTGATAAGACTCCCGTTGTTGATCTAGTCGAGCTGGGTCAAGAACAGGAGTTTTTGGCGTGGGTGAAAGTCACCCTTGCGCCGCTACCTCGCTTTATTCGCCTGCGTCTGGCTTCCCGCATTGACAGTATTCACACCATGAAGGGCAGGCACATAGCCCGTTTGGCGCTGCGCGATATCATCCGCAGGGATCTGCCACCTATCAACATGGTGAATGAGCAATACGCTATTGCGATGACCGATGAGGCTAAATCTCAGGCTGATACAGCATTCAAAGGGTTAAACCCGCTTTACCACACGTTTAACACTCTGCACGGATTGGTTGAGCGCTTTAACCACCTGCCGGACTTCACGCCGGAAGATGTTGAGCTGCTGGCGCAGGATATCGCTATCTATATGCGGTCTGTGCTGAGTGAAGTTCACGAAACGGTAGAGACTCAGAGCGATCGCAAATATGCCGGATACCTTTACACCGAAGCGGCTATCCTCGCGCGGCTTTTCTTCCTTACGCCGCCAAGCTGGGCAAAGTATTGCCGGGGTTCGCTGTTTATTGATGAGGCTACTACCGGCATTAGCAAGATGCTTGATGATCGCTACTGGCACCGTAACCTGAAAAAGTACGCCGCCCGCTGGCGTGAGCACCTGCATATTGCCTTTGGTGATGTAAAGCGGGGCGCTGCACCGTATTGCAGTAAGCACCACGTTGATGAGTGGGATGCCAGACGCAAACGCAGCCGCGCGATCATGGCCCGTCTTGAGCTGGAAGACCAGGACACCAAAGAGCGTATTTCGCTTATTGAGCAGATCGATAAGAGCATTTCCAACCCGGCATTGCGCCGCGTTGAACTTATGACCCGTATCGGCGGCTTTGAGAAGGTTGCGACCGAAAGCGGCTACGCGGGCCAGTTTTTTACCCTGACAGCACCATCCAAATACCACGCCTATACCGTATTCGGTCATCGTAATGCCAAATGGAATGGTGCCAGCCCCAGAGCAACGCAGCGCTACCTTAACCGGGTATGGCAAAAGATCCGCGCCGAGCTGGCCCGCCGTGAAATCCCTGTTTTTGGTCTGAGGGTTGCGGAGTCTCACCACGATGGTACTCCGCACTGGCACGGTCTGCTGTTTTCTTTACCGGAACATTCCGCCGAGCTGCTGGAAGTGATGGAAGACTATGCCACCCGCGAGGATGCGGAAGAGTTGCAGGGTAAGCACGGCAATCAGCCGCGTTTTGATATGAAGCCGATCGATCAGGAAATCGGCAGCGCCACCGGCTACGTGGTGAAGTACATCAGTAAGAATATTGACGGCTACGCGCTCGACGGTGAAACCGACGACGAGAGCGGCAGGCCGCTGAAAGAAACGTCAAAACATGCTACCGCGTGGGCATCGTGCTGGGGCATCCGTCAGTTTCAGTTTTTGGGCGGCGCGCCGGTATCGGTCTGGCGTGAGCTGCGCCGGTTCCGCAATCAGGAACAGGCCGACAAGATAAACCCTCTGTTTGCTGAGCTGCACCGCGCTGCGGATGCAGGCGACTGGCAGCAATATACCCAATTGCAGGGCGGGGCACTGGTTGCCCGTCGTGATCTTCCGCTGCGTATCTGGTATCAGCAGAAGGATGAGCCGAATGATTACGGCGAGTATCTGGATCTTATTAAAGGTCTGGTGATGCCTGCCGCTCACATTCCACCCATTGAAACCCGCCTGCATACCTACCGCATTGTGCGTAAAAAACCGGAGATCTTAGACGACTCCGGACAGGCCGTTGACTTTGATTTTGACCTTCGGGGCGCGTCCGCGCCCTCTAGGACTCGTGTCAATAACTGTACTGAGGTCAAAAAACGAACAAATTCACCGCCCGGATCTCCGTCATTAATGACAGTGCCAGCTGAGCGGGAAGGGCCGGAACAGTTTGAGATCGGTCAGTTGACCCAGGAACAGCGAAAACAGGTACGTGAAAGCCTTCATAACCACAAACCGAAGCGGCAGAAATCGCCTGCTGATGAGTTTGAGGAGCTGGCGCGCAGCATTACCAGCGGCGACTGTTCCGAATATGACACCCAGCGGGCAGAAAGTTACCTCAAAGCCGCCCATGCGATCAGGCAGCAAGAGCAGGTTTTATCACCGGCAATTGCTGGTCTGGCTGGGCTGGTTCAGTCATGGGCGAAGGTTAAGAAGGTACAGATCAGTAAACCGCAGGCCATTCAACTGGCGCGCGGTAATGAAGTGACGGTACTCGATACCGTGTATCGCGCGTATCCGGTTACTGGTGAGTTGATTATCGCCGGTACCGATCAGCCATGGCGTAAAACCATCGCGAACCACAAAGCCAGTGAGCTGATCAGCCGCTGGAAGAAAGCACAATCGAAAGGAGAAGTATGATGAATTGCAAATTATCAAATCAGCAAATGACGCTGGATAGCGCAATCGCGCACGCTGACCAGCTCGCGTCTCAACTGTCAGGCCCATGCTCTGAACAGCACGCACAGCTTGCCGAGTGGCTGAGAGAGTTACAGGGACGTAGGAATATTGAAGAGTTTGCAGGTAGTAGGCATGAGTCAACTTTAGCGCTTGTATCTGTTTTGGATGAGATGGAAAAGCAAGATCGCCAGTGGGGTGCCGATCGCAATCAGCACCCATTTATTTGGGGGGCGATATTAGGTGAAGAGGTAGGGGAGCTTAACCAGGCTTTTCTGCATGATGAGTTTGGCGGAAGCCATGCGGGAACTGCGCGCGCGGAAGCTGTGCAAGTGGCTGCTGTTGCGCTTCAACTGATCGAATACTACGACAGGGTAAAAATCAGGAAATGACAATCGGTATGACTGGCGCAACTTGTTGCGCGGGGAATAGCGATTCTGCGGGCGCGGGCGGCAAAGAGTCCGCTAGCGCCACTAAGTGGCGCTCATTGGGTACCGCACTGTCAGGTTTGGCAATGTCGGCCATAAGCATCGAGCACCGTCATTTTTAGCAGTGCTGCAGGTTGAACGCGAGGATTTACGGATGAGTTATTTAGGGAGCAAAGGCGGTAGTGGCGTATATCAAAAAATCATTGCCGAGATGCCGCCACATGATACTTACATTGAAACCCACCTGGGCAGTGGGGCTGTGATGCTACGCAAGCCGCCAGCTATGCACAATGTTGGTATTGATATTGATGCGGAACCGTTAAAAGAGTTCGCACATAGGCATAACAGGCTTTACATAGATCTGGTGTGCCGTGATGCGGTGGACTATCTGAACGATTATGATTTTTATCGTGCCGGTCGCGTTCTTATCTATGCTGATCCGCCTTATATGCCTGAAACGCGCACCAGTCGCGCCCGCTACCGTCATGAATATACCGTTGCCGATCATGAGCGTCTGTTAGCCTGCCTAATAAGCCTGCCGGAAAACGTCAGCGTGATTCTGTCTGGCTACCCGTCGCAACTTTATGACGAAACGTTAGCGGGCTGGCGCAGCATGGAATTTCAGGCGATGACGCGCGGCGGGGTGAGAACAGAAAAAATCTGGATGAATTACGGCGAGGGGCGGGCATATTCCCACGCTTTTGCTGGCAAAGATTACAACGATCGGAGCCGCATTAAGCGGAAAGTTGAGCGCTGGCGCGCGAAATATGCGGCTTTACCGCCTGCTGAGAGGCTGGCAATTATGGCGGCGCTCAATGAGGTTGACGCCGGTTAAGCCCTCGCTTTCAGAAAGTGCGCGTTTTTGGTGCAAAATTACGCGCGCGTTTGCACAATTTTTTTGATGGTACTTTTGCCAGACAAGCCCAGACGCGGCGCGGCCTGCCGTGATCTGCAAGTTTGCACAAAAAGACGGGGGTTTTGTGTGCGGGCGAGGCGGGGGAACCATCGCGCGCTGAGGGGGTAAGGAGGGTATACCTGTTCATGCCGCTTTTCGCGTCTGTGCGGCTCTGTTTGGATGTGATTGCGAGGTGGTCAGGTGAGGGGGTGGAAAAGAAAAGCCCCTGCCAGCGTGGCGCTGAGGGGCTTATATGGCGTTTGGCTTTCGGGCTGGCTGCGCTCACCCTCTGGCAGGGTGGGGCATCAATCTTTTTGAATGGTCAGGCGGCTGTTGATGGGGTTGCGAGGGCGTAAGGGTTGAAGCGGATCACCTCAATGCCCAGCCAGTCATTCAGCTCTTTCAGGCTTTCTTGTATCGGCGTCAGCTCGTTGATTGAGAAGACGCGGGCGGCTTTCTCAACGTCACCAAACCCCCCGGCGTTGCCTGGCATCACCCCCATCAGTTGAGGCGGGACGCGGTGCGCGGCAAGCATATCATCCCGCGTTGCGTCCTTGATGCCGGTAAACTCATCCTTTGCCGCTATCTGGCTGAATGGCAGGATTTGCAAGCCGTCTTTCTTCCCGCCTGCTGCGTATACGAACAGGTTTTTAAAAGCGCCGCCGCCGCGTGCATCCTTCAATGACTTCTTCAGGCTCTCAACATCTTTGTTGTTGGCGATCGGGTCGGTCAGGTAGACGATTACCCCGGCGTGACTGCCGTTGATGTAGTAGTTACGGCGGAACATGGTCGCTTCACTGTTGAGCATGGCACTTTGTAACGAGGCCATGTATTCAGGTGCGCCGTAGATCTCCTGGTGAATGCTGGGGTTTTTTATCTGGCAGATGCTGCCCGGCTTGAATGGGTAGTCTGCATCGCGACGGGTGATAAACCAGTATTGATCTTTTTTCAGGTCGCTGCCGCGCCGGGTATATTTGGCCTGGGCGTGTTTTAACGCTATAGGCTCGCCCAGCATGTTACGGCGCACCTCCATGTAGTTGTTGCCGAATACCAGATAATCCAGCACCCACGCGCTCATTTCCTGCCTGCTCAGCAGCGGGTGAGGGATGTAGCAGGATGTGATCACATTACGCTTAAAGACCAGCGGCGACTGATGATAGGCCGTTGAATCAAACATCCGGGCGATGCCGTAGGGGCTGATCGGTGGTTCAAAATATACGCCGTTATCAGCGCACTCCATGCAATCCAGCAACATGCTGCGATCGGTGATGGCTACCGGGTCGCCAAAGCTGAATGACTCAATGCCTGCGGTTTGTTCGCTGGCAACCGGCTGCGGTCTGGCCTGAAACTTTTGCTTTTTGCGGCTCACGTTTAAAACTCCTCTACAAAACTGTCACTACCGCCGCCGCTTTCGCTGCCGATCGGCTCGTTATACAAAGCTGTCATTGATGCCCAGGCAAGATCGCCGTGGTTGCTGCCGCGTTTGCGGTCGGAAACGTAGGTCATAACCCCGCCTTTCTGCACCTTGCGAACCGTCATAAATGACTGGACGAGATCCAGCATTCCCGCATCCACCTCCAGACGACCGGCACGAATCAACATAAGTGCTTTCATTACCATGGCGCGCTTGAGGTGTACGGAATACTGGTACTTCACCGCCAGCGGGAAGAATTTGACTACCAATTGCCAGACGGCATCACCAAAGCCGCCAGTGCCATCGATCGCGATGTGCTGGACGTTGTAACGCTCAGTCAGTGCCTCAATAGCTTTTGCCTGTTCCTCAAACTCCATACCTCTGAGCTGGATGCGTTCAATGATACGGAACTTGCCGCCCAGAACCGTTGGCGGAACTATGACGACCAGCCCGGCAGAGTCACCATTGCCGCTTCCCCCGTTGGGGTCATAGCCTACCCATACCCCGCGATCGCCTATCGGTCTGGGTGCGAATGGGTTCCAGTCGGGCCATACATCATCGTTAAAGCCGTCAACGCAGCAGCCGATCATGGCGTTGTAGTTAAAGGCGCGTTCGCCCACGGTGACGAAGCGGCAACGGTAAAGGTTGTCGTATTCCTCCGGGGAGTTTTCCATCTTGATGGTTTCAATTTTCACCAGGTTGAAGCCGAGTTTTACCGCATCTTCAATGGTGACAATCTGCCGCCAGATCCCATCCCCGCCCAGCTTGCCGTTTTTCAGCGCTTTATGGCTGACGTCTATTTCTACCCGTTCACCTCTGGGCCTTGCCTTGTTGAACAGGTCGCCAGTCCAGAAGGCATAAGCCTCATGCTCCTCTGTGGATGGCGTGGAAAAGTAGGTGCGCCGCAGCCCTTCATGGGTTGCCATGCCTGCGGCGACTTTGCGCAGCTCAAGGAAATTGTTAATCCAGAATGCTTCATCCAGATATAGATCGCCAGTGTAGCTCTGTGCCGTCGCTGCTGAGGTGCCGAGAAAGTAGAACGTTGCGCCGTTGCTCAGGGTGATGGCGTCGCCGCCTTTCAGCTCAACGCCAACTTGCGCCGCCAGTAGCTGGATGAACTTCTTGAACTGGAACGCCTGGGCGCGGCTGGCTGACAAAAAGATTTGGTTGTTGCCGGTTTCCAGCGCCCGTAAAAGTGCTTCGCGGGCAAAGTACCAGGTGGCACCAATCTGGCGCGATTTGAGGATAAAGCGGTTGCGGCGTTCGCGCTGCTTGTACCACCGTTTTTGATGCTCGTAGAGCGAATCCAGCACCAGAGCACGCAGATCCCCGATCTGCTCTTCCGTAAAGTGGTTTTTCGGCTTCTTCTCACGGCTTTTCTCTTCGCTGCGGTGCTCTTCGCGCTCCATCCGCACCAGTTGACGGGTTAACAGGTCAATGGTTTTGAAGTCATGCGCCGTCAGGTCTGGCTTTTCCGTCAGGCGTAACAGCCGCACCTGCATCCGATCCTGTACACGCTCCAGCGCGGTGGACTCGTCCCACTTATCGCGGCGACGCCATGAATACAGGGTGTTGGTACTCACGCCGATCGATTTGGCGATCTGCGTGATGCTGTATGCCTGCCAGTACATGACCTTAGCGGCAATCCGTGGCTCATCGTGGGAAGTCTGTTTCATGGTGGCAGAGTACCGCGCCCGCGCGCGCGTCGCTTCGGGTTGTCATTGTCGGAAAACGGCAACAACGGCAACGCTTTGCGCGTTTCGGCTGCGGCGGGAATGATAGGGGCACTGGTTAATATCACTCACTCATTCGGGATTTCGACATGCCAAAGTCAAAACCATTTCGCGTTGCTGTCGAGGGTGCCACCTGTGACGGTCGGACGCTGGAGCGTCAGCACATTGTGCAGATGGCTCAACGCTTTAACCCAACCGTATACGGTGCCCGCGTCAATCTGGAGCACCTCCGGGGCTACTCACCAAACAGTGATTTCCGTGCTTATGGCGATGTTATTGCCGTCAAGGCAGAGGAGATCACCGAGGAGCCGCTGAAAGGCAAAATGGGCCTGTATGTGCAGGTTGATGCCACTGATGATCTGGTTGCCCTGAAAAAGAGCCGCCAGAAGATTTATCACAGCATTGAAGTGCATCCCTCTTTTGCTGATACCGGCGAAGCCTATTTGATGGGGCTGGCCTGCACCGATAGCCCTGCCAGCCTGGGCACGGAAATGATGGAGTTTTGTGCCAAAAACACCGTTAACCCGCTGGCCTCCCGTAAGCACGATCAGGCTTGTTTCTTCACCGCTGCCGTTGAATCCACGATGGAATTTGAAGATGAACAGCCGCCGCAGGATGAAGGCAAAAACTTCTTTGCCCGTATTAAGGCGCTGTTGGGCGGTACGCAGCAGCAGTTTAGCCAGCAAAACGGTGAAAACCGTGAGGCTATCGAGGCGATTGCCGAGAGCCAGGGCAAGCTGCTGGACAGTACAACCCAGCTTTCTGCTGCGGTGAAAGGTAAGGCTGACGCCACCGAGCTGGAAAGCCTGCGTAAGGACTTCAAAGCGCTGGAAGAGAAACTGAAAGGCCAGGACGCCGAGCAGTACAACCAGCGCCCGCCTGCCACTGGCGGCGATGGTCAATCAACTCAACATCTGGCTGATTGCTGATAAGGCTCAGTGCGTCAGGCTCAGGAAAGGAAAATAAGATGCGTAATACAACCCGCGATTTGTTTGATAAGTACATTCAGCGACAGGCTGAACTCAACCATATCAGCGCTGCCCACGTCACCAAGGCGTACAGCATTGATCCAAGCGTTGAGCAGACGCTTGAGGATAAGATCCAGCAGTCGTCTGAGATGCTGAAAAAAATTAACATTTACGGCGTCAACGATCAGACTGGTGAAAAAATCGGCCTGGGCGTGAGTGGCCCGGTATCCAGTACCAACAATTCCACCACGGATCGCCGTCAGCCTACCTCTGTGGCGGCGCTGGATTCGAATAAATACACCTGTAACAAGGTGAACGCCGATACCTTTACGCCGTACACGCAGCTTGATGCCTGGGCAAAATTCCCGGACTTTCAGCAGCGCCTCAGCAATCAGATCATCAAGCGTATTGCTCTCGATCGCATCATGATCGGCTTCAACGGTACCAGCTACGCGGAGAAATCAGACCGCGCCGCCAACCCGCTGTTACAGGATTGTGGTATCGGCTGGCTCCAGCAGTACCGCACTAACGCGGCCCAGCGCGTGATGAAAGATGTCACCGTGACCAGCCGTGACGACACCAACCAGGTGATCGCGAAAGGTGATTACGGTAACTATGACTCCATCGTATTTGATGCGGTCAACTCGCTTATGGATGAGTGGTACAAGGATTCGCCTGATCTGGTGGTGATTACCGGGCGTAATCTGACGGTTAACCGTTCCTTCCCGATCATCAACGCTGTAAGCACCAATAACCCTAACTCCGAAGCACTTGCCGGGCAGTTGATTGCATCGCGCAAAACGATCGGCAACCTGCCGTCATTTATCGCGCCATTCTTCCCTGATGGCAGCATGTTCATTACCTCCTGGGAAAACCTGTCCATCTACTGGCAGGAAGGCGGGCACCGTCGCCGCATCGTTGAAGAGCCGGAGTATAACCGCGTCTCAACGTACAGCTCTTCGAATGATGCCTACGTCATTGAAGACTACGGCTATGGCTGTCTGATTGAAGGCATCACCGCCGCCGAGCCAGCACCAGCACCATAAGACGCCGCAGGCCAGCAGTGCGCTGGCCTGCTCAGGGGGCATAAATGTTAACACCAGCACAAAAACATTTTGATCGGGTGATGGCTGAGCGCCGCAGTAATCGCGGGACAACCACCGCCGAAAGAACTGCATACGAGCAGATACTTTTTCGCCTGCGCATGGATAAAGCCGACCTCAGCCGCATCCAGTCGAATGCCGGTAAGGCGAAGCTGAAAAGCGAGCGCCTGCCGGATTACCAGCCGTGGATTGATGGCGTACTGGCAGCGGATACGGGCCAGGCGGATGAAGTGATCACCACTGTGATGATCTGGGCAGCGGATGCCGGTGATATTGCGCAGGCGCTGCGGATAGGTCAGTACGTGCTGCGCCATAAAATCCCGATGCCTGACCAGTACAAGCGCACCACCGCCACGGTACTGGTTGAAGAAATTTGCGATCCCATCCTTGCCGCCTTCAAAGCGAACCCGGCAAAGGCAAGCGTGAGCATTGACAACCTCAACGCACTGAACGGCATCACCACCCATGAAGATATGCCCGATCAGGTAAGGGCCAAGTTGTTTAAGGCCATGGGGTACACCGTGCGCCTTAATCAGGATGTTGAATCCCAGCAGCTTGCCCGCTCGCATTTGCAGGAAGCTATCAGGCTCAACGCAAAAATTGGCGTGGCGCGTGATATCGAACTGCTTGATCGCAATATCAAAAAGCTGACCGCCGCCAACGGCGGAGAAGGTGAGGGCGATGCGCCACCGGTACAGCCGGAAGCGAAGCCAGAGGCCGCGAAAGCAGCGCCGGAGAAAGCGCCGCGCACTACCGCAGCCAGGAACCAGAAAAACAGCCAGGCAAAAACGGCAGCAAAGAACAAGACGACGCGCAAAACCGCGAAGTCATAACGAATGTGCCCCCGCGCACCAGGCGGCACGGTGTGACGTAGTAAGGCCCGGCCTCTACTGCGTCACACCGTCCACCGCCTGCCTTATGGAGAGTCCTGTATGAGCCTGGTCGCCACTGAACCGGTAAGACCGCCATCAGATCCCGCGCCGGATGATGGCGGCGCAAAGGTTGAGAGCCTGCCTTTCTGGCCTGTCATTGTGCTGGCTGATTTGCGCCGGGCGATGCGCCTTGATGGGCAGGTAACGACCGATCGCCTTATGTCACGCACCATTGAGGCAGTGGCCCACGTCAACGATCAGCTTCTTCTGTGGCGTCAGGTTCAGGTTGATGCCGGTTATCTGACTCTGGCGGAGATCCCCGCCGATCCGGTGAATGGTGAATCGGTGAAGGTCTGGCGCTATAAAAATGCCGTCTGGTCACTGACCAAAGCCCTGCTGATTGAGGGGTATCGCGATATTGATACCACCAGTAAAGGGGATGACCACGCGCAGGCGCTCAGCACCCAGATAGATACGCTTTGGCGTGATGTTCGCTGGTCTATTCGCGATATCCAGAATGAAGATCGCGGCCTTGCGGAGCTGTGCTAATGAACGTGCAGGCGCAGCAGGATGACACCGTTGATGAACTCTGCTGGAGGTATTACGGCAGGACGGCGGGAGTAACCGAAGCCGTGCATGAAGCCAATCCGGGGCTGTGCGACAGCGGCCCGCTGCTGAGTGCCGGGCAGGTTGTTTATCTTCCAGAATTACCACCACCCACCCAGTGGGAAACCGTGCAGCTATGGGATTGAGAGGTTGCCATGAGCGACGTACCTACGGGGATGCTGGAACAAACAATGAAATGGATTGCTACTTATCTGCCGACGCTTTACGCGGCAGGCGCTGCGCTGAGCATTTCGGCGCTTATGAGTCTGTATGACGGTCAGTCAATGCTGAAAACCGCCACCGGTTCACTGGTCTGCGGGATCGTTACGCTGGCGGTTGCCGGTTCGCTGGAATATCTGGGCTTGCCGTATAATGCCGTTACCTTCGTGGGTGCATCCATAGGTTTTATGGGGGCTGACAAGGTACGCAACAAAGTGACCGGCTTTATTGAAACCCGTATCGGGGGAGCGAAAGGAAATGAGTGAATTTAAATTCAGTCAGAGAAGTGAAAATAACCTGAAAGGTGTTAACGCTGACCTTGTGAAAGTCGTCCGCCGCGCCCTTCAACTTTCTGCCGTTGATTTTGGTATCACCGAAGGGCTTCGCACTGTAGAGCGGCAAAAACAGCTTGTTGCTGAGGGGAAAAGCCAGACGATGAACAGCAGGCATATTTCAGGCCATGCGGTTGATGTGTTTGCGTATCCGACTCCGGCAGGTTCATGGGACTGGAAATATTATCAGCAGATTTCCGAAGCCTTCAAACAGGCGGGAAAAGAGCTAAATATCCCCGTTGAATGGGGTGGCGACTGGAAAACCCTGAAAGATGGCCCGCACTTCCAGCTACCTTATGCGGCTTATCCTGCATGATTCTTAACTGGCTCAGGCAACACTGGCGCGGCCTTCTGGTCGCGTTAGTTCTGGGTGCTGCCTTCCTTTCTGGTTCGTGGTTTGGTGCCAGCAAGGCTAATACAGCCTGGGCACTGAAATGGAAACAGCGGAATGCTGACGATGCTACCGCGCTGGCAAAGCGGCAGGCAGAAGCCAGAGCCGAAGAACAGCGCCGACAGGGTGAAATAGATGCGATTGAGAAAAGGGCTGAGGGGCAGATTGCTCAGGCCGCTGCTGATGCTGACCATGCCCGCGCTGTTTCTGACGGGCTGCATGACGAAGCCGCAAAACTCGCCGCCAGACTGGCAGCAAGTGAACGCGCCCGCTGTGCCGCAACTGCCAGCGAAAGCGCGACAGGCACCACCGGCAGCGAGCTGCTTGCCGAGCTGTTCCGCCGCGCTGACCAGCGAGCGGGAGAGCTGGCGGCAATTGCTGATCAGGCAAGGATCCGAGGGCTGACCTGTGAAGCGGCTTATGATGCCCTGACAGGGGCCAACGCGGCGGAGAAATAGCGATGTTAAAACCCGATCTGCTGCGCAAACACATCAGCCAGGCGGTGCCGTGGTTGCGTGACAATCCTGATAATCTGGCGGTGTATGTCCAGAAGGGGCGCATGGTAAGCACTGGGCAGCGCTCTGCCTCGTTTGAATACGAGTACACCATTGAGGTGCTGGCGATGGATTACCCTGAGCCGCTGGATTCCCTCAGCCTGCCAATTCTGGCGTGGGCGCGCCTGTATCAGCCTGAGCTGCTATTCAACCCTGACCGTGCCCGCGAAGGGATTACCTTTGAAGCGGATATCCTGAGCAATTCAACCATGGATGTGCTCATCAAAATCCAGGCCAGTGAGGCGGTTGTTGTCAAAGTTGAAGAGGGCAAGCCGGTTATACATCACCGTGCTGATCCTATGCCGGGGCCGGAGCTGGGTGCCTGGTCACTGGTCTTTGAAGATATGGTAAGCGGCGAGACGTGGACGGACTAAATGAACGTTGATCCGCTGTTCCATGCCCTTGATGATTATCTGGCAACCGTGGCGGCGCAGCTCGCACCGGGCCAGCGCCGCAAGCTCACGCGCGAGGTTGCTATTGGCCTGCGCAAACGACAGCAGCAGCGCATCAACAGCCAGAAAAACCCCAGCGGGGAAAGCTATACACCGCGCCGCCGTAAGATTTTGCGCACTCAGGGCGGGGTTAAATTCCTGTGGAAAGATGAAACGCGTGAGCTGAGCAACTGGCGCACCACCGGGCGCGGAGAGCAGCGCGCTATCACCGGTTATGATGTTGATAAAGGGGCGTTGCGCACGTTCTATAAGCGCGATATTCAGCGCTATATTGAGATCCATCTTAACCAGACCAAGCGCACCACCACCCGCAAAGAAAAGATGTTCCGCCGCCTGCGCACCGCTCGCTTTCTCAAGGCATACGGTACCGCCAGCGCCGCCGTGGTGGGTTACTCCGGGCATACCGCCGAGATCGCCAGCGTTCACCAGTATGGTGAGGTAGATACCGTGGCACCCGGTGCCCGTACCCGTTACCCGGCGCGTGAACTGCTGGGCTTTACGGAAAGCGATCTTGACTGGTTGGCGGATACTATAGTCAGTTTTCTGCAACCCTGACCCCTTCCTGCAGCACTGTTAAAAGTGACGGTGCTCGATGCGTTTTCCCGCCACTGTCATAGCTGGCAGTGTCTGCCGGTACCGCTATCCATTGTTACCAACCCCTGACAACGCCAGCGCGTTGCTTGCGCGCGCGCGGATCATGAAACTGGCTGTAAATTTAATAACGCAAGCCAGCTTATGAACCTGAATGAACTCTATCGCCTGATCTGTAACCTTGTCCGTATTGGTACGGTGACGGATGTTGATCTTGCTGCTGAGCCGCCAGTTGCGCGAGTCTCAACGGGAGAGAATACAACTGACTGGATTCGCTGGGCGGCTTTGCGCGCCGGAACGGCTGTTACATGGTGGGCACCATCACCGGGCGAGCAGGTGTTACTTTTTGCCCCATGCGGTGATCTGGAAAATGCCGTCATCATGGGCAGCTTGTACAGCGATAGTGTGAAGCCACCGGATAACGGTGAAACGTCAAATGTTACTTTGTACCCTGACGGGGCGAAGGTTCTGTATGACCCGGCAACCGGTGCGCTGGCTGCTACTGGTATTAAGAGTGCAACCGTAGAGGCTTCTGACTCTATCGCCGCGACTGCCCCCAATATGACCTGTACCGCAACAACCTCAATCACCCTTGATACGCCGGAAGTGATCTGCACTAAAAAGCTCTCATGCTCCACGTTTGAAATGAAACAGGGCGGCAAGATGACCGGCAATGTTGAGCATAGCGGCGGCAGTATTACATCAAATGGTGTTGTGGTGCATACCCACAAACATGGCGGCGTAGAACGTGGCGGAAGCCAGACGGACGGCCCGCAATGACCAGTGCAAGATATAGCGGGATGAACGCCGAAACCGGCGAAGCGCTCACCGACAACGAGCATATTTCTCAGTCCATCAATGACATTTTGTTAACGCCGGTTGGCTCTCGCGTTATGCGCCGTGCCTACGGCTCGCAACTCAATAACCTGATTGACCAGCCAGGCAATGCCGTAACGCGCCTTCGCATTATGTCCGCGATATACAGCGCGCTTTTCCTCTGGGAGCCGCGCATCTCACTGACCAATATTGTGCTGACGGAAACCGGGGCGGGGCAGATGGTTGCCACCATTAAAGCCAGCCGGACGGATACCCAATCACCCTTTACCACGGACGTAACGATCGGCAGGCAGGTGCAGGCATGAGCGGAACAATTGACCTTTCACAATTACCGCCTCCGGTAGTGGTGGAGCCGCTGGACTTTGAAACGCTGTTCAATGAGCGTAAAGAGGCATTTATCGCGCTTTACCCGGAAGATGAACAGGATGTGATCAGGCGCACTCTCTCGCTGGAATCTGAGCCGATCACCATGCTGCTGGAAGAAAACTGCTACCGCGAATTATTGCTACGCCAGCGCGTGAACGAAGCGGCGCGGGCGGTAATGGTGGCGTACTCCGTGGGCAGTGATTTGGATCAGCTGGCGGCAAACTTCAACGTGGAGCGCCTGACTATTACGCCGGAAGATGACAGCGTTGTACCGCCTGTGCCTGCGGTGATGGAATCGGATGCCGATCTGCGCGTCCGCACCCCGCAGGCGTTTGAAGGGCTGAGCGTCGCCGGGCCAACGGCGGCATATGAATTTTTCGGCCTGTCTGCTGATGGGCGCGTTGCTGATGTGTCTGCCGTAAGCCCAACGCCTGCCTGCGTTACCATCTCTGTGCTTTCCCGCGAGGGTGACGGCACCGCCAGCCAGGAGCTGATCGATATCGTTGCCAGCGCGCTGAATGGCGAAGAGGTGCGCCCGGTTGCCGATCGCGTGACCGTGCAGGCGGCGGAGATCGTGCCTTATGAGATTGATGCCACGCTGTATATCTATCCGGGGCCGGAGTCGGAACCCATCCGCCAGGCATCTGAGCAGAAGTTACAAGCGTACATAGCCGATCAGCGTCGTCTGGGGCGTGATATCCGGCTGTCTGCCATTTATGCCGCGCTGCATGTAGAAGGAGTGCAGCGGGTGGAGCTGGCGCAGCCGGTGGCGGATATGGTGCTTGATGATACTCAGGCGTCCCACTGTACCGGCTACACCATAACCGTTGGGGGATACGATGAGTAAAACCCTCACGCCGCCCAGCTCAACGCGCCTTGAGCGTGTCGCCGCCCGCGTCTGCGCCTCTCTGGGGGAAGTGCGGGTACCGCTGCGTCAGCTCTGGGATCCGTACACCTGCCCGGTTGACCTGCTGCCCTATCTGGCGTGGGCTTTCTCCGTTGATAGATGGGATGAGAACTGGCCCCAGACAACGAAGCGTAAAGCGATAGCTGATGCGTTTTACCTGCACCGCTACAAAGGCACCACCGGAGCAATGCGCCGCGTTGTGGAGCCGTTCGGGTATTTCATCCGGGTTAACGAGTGGTGGAACATCGACACCGACCCCGGCACGTTTACGCTGGATATTGGCGTTGAAGATGAAGGCATCAGCGAAGAAACCTATCAGGAGCTTGAGCGGCTGATCGCTGACGTTAAACCGTGTAGCCGTCACATGCTGGGCATGAGCCTGCACTTACAGACTACCGGCCCCGTATATGTTGGCGCGTCTGCCTATTTGGGCGACACGCTGACCGTGTACCCCTATTTCCCCGAAACCATTTCAGTTGGTGGTGCGGAGTATGTGGGTAGTGCAATTCATTTGATAGATACCGTGGAGATCTCACCAAGTGGCAACTAAATATTATGCCCTGCTAACCAATGTCGGAGCCGCGAAGCTGGCGAACGCCACGGCATTGGGTGAACAGGTTGAAATTACTCAGATGGCGGTAGGGGATGGCAACGGCGCACTACCGACGCCAAACCCTGCGCAGACTGCGCTTGTGCATGAGCTGCGCCGTGCGCCGCTGAATACTCTGACTATTGACCCGGTTAACACCAACCAGATTATTGCTGAGCAGGCGATCCCGGAAGATGTGGGCGGGTGGTGGATCCGTGAGATCGGTCTTTATGATAGCAAAGGTGATCTCATCGCTATTGCTAACTGCGCTGAAACCTATAAGCCGTTATTGCAGGAAGGTAGCGGACGTATGCAGGTTATTCGCGTCATTCTGATTGTCAGCAGTACCCAGGAGGTAACGCTTAAAATTGATCCGTCTGTGGTGCTGGCAACCCGGCAGTATGTTGATGACCAGATAATCCAGGTTAAAGCCTTCGTAGATCAGCAACTGGCGGCGCACATCGCAGCGGCAGACCCTCATAAACAATATGCACCCAAGGCAAGCCCGGCCCTGACCGGAACACCCACCGCACCTACTGCGGCGCAGACAGTGAATAATACGCAGATTGCCACAACGGAATTTGTGAAATCAGCAATTGCTGCACTGGTAGCATCATCCCCAGCTGCACTGGACACGCTGAATGAATTGGCGGCAGCGCTGGGAAATGATCCAAACTTTGCCACCACTGTAACGAATGCGCTGGCAGGTAAGCAGCCGCTTGATAGCACTTTAACTGATTTATCGGGAAAGACAGTTAACGGTATTCTCCAATACCTTGGTTTGAAAACAGCGGCGCAGAGAGATGTGGGAACTGGAACAAATCAAATCCCTGATATGTCCAGTTTCGTATCGTCAAGGTCTGCTACGTCGATAGTATTAAATCTACCTGGTGGGTTAAAGATGATGTGCGGTCAGCAAACAACCCCTACTGACGCACAAGGGAATATCTTTTTGACACTGCCTGATACGTTTCCCAGTACCTACATTTATGCAGAGGCACATCAGAGTAAGGCGTCATTTGCCGGGGATTTAGATCCCTTCATTTTTTCATCATACCCACCTACAAACGGACCAATTAACCAGGTTAGTTTTGCTGTAAGGGGAACTAAATCAGGTGTTGTGCTTGCAAATAGCAGCATTGCTTTCATGTATTTTGTTTGGGGGTACTAATGAAAATCTTTTATAGCCCATCATTGAATGGTTTTTTGTTGGAATCTACAGCGCAAGAATATAAAGGGAAAGACTTAGTTGAAGTTACGAAGGATACCTATGATAAGTTTTTAGCAGGTTCAAAAACACAGCTCATGGTTCCCGGCGAAAACGGTCCGGCATGGGCGGATATTCCCCCGCCAACGCACGATGAGCTAGTCGCAGCAGCTGAAGCAGAAAAACAACAGCGAATCGATCTGGCTAACGAGTACATGAACGGCAAGCAGTGGCCCGGAAAAGCCGCCTTGGGCCGATTGAAAGATTCAGAAAAAATTCAGTACAACGACTGGTTAGATTATCTTGATAATATTGAAGCCGTTGACGTCTCAACGGCCCCGGATATTACCTGGCCTAATCCACCGGCGGTGTAGGCCACTCGATGTCAGGTGCGCTGGAGGTGTCAACGGCCTCCAGTGCATCAAGGTAATCCAACCACAGCCCATACTGTGTTAGTGCATCCCCTTTGAGCCTGCCGATTGCTGCCTTACCAGGCCATTGTTTGCTGTTGATGTGTTCGTTAGCCTCATCAATAAGCGATTGTTTTTGTGCATCCGCCATCGCTACCAGTTCGTCATGAGTCGGAGGAGGAACATCAGCCCATGCAGGATAACCATCCTTTCCCGCAATCCTCATTTTTCCTGTCGGTGGTGTCTGAAACTCGGAAAATTTTTCTTCATCAATTTCTACGCCATATTCAGGCCATAGCCCTTTCTCAATATAACTATCCTTCAGTTCAACAGGATAAAACGCATTCGTTTTAGCATCGAAAATATATTTCATTTTATTTACCTACCGCTATCCAGTTACACCCTGCGTTTACACCATTCGTTCGTGAACTCATAAAATAAGCCCAATTTACCGCTTGTGGAGAGACCGCAAAACTAGGGCAATCGTTTGAAGTACCAGAAGCCTGATCAAAAGATGTGGTGACTTTGTAACCCATCTGAGTAAAGGGAATTGGAAATGAAATTGCTGTTGGTGATGCAAGCGGCCCAACGACTGCCGTTCCCGTCTGAATAATGGTTCCATCAGGAAAACGCACCCAACCAGATCCGGATGTAAATTCGCTATGCTGTACAGCGTTAACGATACGGCTATCATTACCCGCAGCTACGGTGCCGGATGTGGTTCCAACGTTGAGCGTTGCGGAATTACCGAGCCCAAGATTAGTACGTGCTCCAGGAGCATCTTTAGCGCCCGTGCCGCCTGATGCTAATTGCAGTGCAATATTCCCCGCCGGGGGATTTATCGAATATGCTCCCCAAATGCCGTTTTGCACAAAAATATATGATTTCCGATCCGGGGACCAGATACGGGTTTCGCTGGTGTCCTGGTCCAATCTTTCTAAACCAACCTTTGATAGAAGCTACAGCACCGCCATAAATGACCGTGCTGTAGCACGGTTAAAAGTGACGGTGCCCGATGATTTCGGTACCACACTGCCAACAATGAACGTGTTGGCCATAAAAAATAAAGTTAGAAATTCACCCCCGCTTTCACCATAGACAGCACATCATCGTTGGTAATTTCCGCCAGCTTCTCCCTGATATCCTCGCTGACCTTTTTCAGGCTGAGGGTAAAATCAATCTTCCGCGCTTTCCCATCCTGAAAGAACTCAGTGCGATTCTGGGTTAACCCGTCGATCACATACATACCGTAAATCTTGCCGGTACCTTCAATCAGGGGCCAGGCTCTGCCGGTGTATGCCATTGTCTCCAGCGCGGTGAGCGATACATCGCCGCCGCTGATTTCCGGGTACAGCGTACCGGAGAGCGTGATCGGCTCCTCATCCGGGCCTATGTACTGATAGCGCGGGGATTTCCCCACGCGATCGTTTTTGACGTGTCGCCATGTATTGGACTGGTTCGACGTCTGGTAGGGCGTCGTTTGCAGCGCAAACGGAAACATGCCCAATATCATCATCATGGCTTTTCCCCTTATTCGTGGTCGGTCAGTTGCGAGCGTTTGCGCCGTGCGGCCTGCTGCTGGGCAACGGTGAACTCTTCGCGGATGCGCTGGACAAGTTTTTGTTCATCCATCTGGCCCGCGTCGTTGATATTGATCTCAAAGTTAAACACGTCGCCGCCAGGCATCAGCGCCGCGACGGAAGCCGCAGACGGAACCGACGACACTGGCGAACGGGCGGCAGGCTGCTGGACGCTGTACGGCAGCACCGAAGAAACGAGCGCGCCAGCCTGCTGCTGCATCCATGCGGTGAGTGATGGCACCTGCCGCTGAACCTGTTGCACCGGTTCGGCGTACCCGCCATGGATAGGAATGTACGGCTGTTTATTTTTGAAGACGATTTCACCGGGGCCGTCTTTCTTCTCTGCCGTGTTGCTGGCGATTTTATCCAGGCTGCCGCTGATCTTCGGTGCGAGGTTCGCCGGGCCTTTCAGGTTATTGGCAAGCGCCTGCTGCTGCTGGCTCTGTTCCGTTTTCCGCTTCTGCTCCTTCTTCTCCTCTTCCTTCTTCGATTGCGCGGTGACGGCTTTCAGATCCCCGGCAAGCGTATCCGCCAGCCCGGTAAGTTTCTTCTGCGTGTTCACCTGCTCAACGGCTTTTTTGGCCCGCTCTGCCTGATCGGGGATCAGGCCCAGCTTTTCCAGCACCAGATCCAGACCTTTCCAGAGTTGTTCAACGGGCCATAGCACCAGTGAGATGGCATCACCGACAATCTTGCCGAAGGATTCCCCGGCGCTGGTGCAGGATTTCAGCGCCTCAGTGGAGAACTGGATCGGCTCAAACAGTTTTGTGAACCAATCCCATACTGTAGTGAGCGCGGAGACAATGGCGTCAAAGATGGGTACCAGCGGCGAGAATACGGCGGAAACGATAGAAAAGATCGGCTGTAGCCCCTGCATCAGACCGGTAAAGAACCCGCTGAAAAACGCCTTGATAGGTTGCCAGAACTGGATGATCGCAATAGCGACGCCAGCAAACAGAGCAATCAGACCCCAGACCGGAGCAGAGATACCGCCAAGCACAGTTATTAGGGGCAGGAATGCAGTTTTAGTCGAGCCTGCAAGCGATAAAAGGGAAGTCTTGAGTCCGCCAATTCCACCGGTAGCCAATGTAGTTAGGGCTATTTTTGCCAGGTCAGCAGGCTCTGGCAAAATATTTAGCTCAGTTGCCAGCCCGTACACTTGTTTTGTGGCGTCAGTTGCCGCACCGGCTAATTTTTCCATTACGCCCCCTGCACCTTCCGCCGCTTGTTCACCGCCAGAGCCTGCCAGGAATTGAAATGCTTTTTGTAATGCAGCCATTGGCCCGGTAGCGAGTGCACCCATGAAAATCTTTAACGCCCCACCAAGCTTCAATAAGATGCCGGAAAGTCCGCTGCCGTCTTTGCTGAGGGAGCTGAAGCCCAGGCGTATTAAGGCAAGTGGCGCAAGTACCGTGCCAACAACCATGGCAATCCCACCCATAGCCACCATTGCGGCCCCTAACACCGCAATGATTTTCATGATTGATGCCACCAACTGCGGATTAGCTTCAACCCATCCGCGAAAAGTTTTCATTACATTGCTGGCGGAGGTCATTATTTTCATCATCGGCCCGCGAAGTGATTCACCCAGCGCGCTGAAATTATTGATGAATCCGGCTTTTGTTATTTGCCACTGAGATGAAAGGGAATCTTTATCAATATCGGATTCCCGCTTCATGGAGCCTTTCGACGCGGTGCCGTGGGTTAATTCGAGCTGCCTGCGCAGCTCCGGCAGGTTGTTAGCGACTTTGGAAACCGCCATTGCGTACTCATCGCCAAAGAGCTGAGTAAGCACGTTCATTTGCTTATCTGGTTCCAGCTTTTTGGTGGCTTCCATTACCGCCATAATGGTGCCCATGGCGTCTTTTGCCATATTCTTTTGCACTCTTTCAGCGCTCAACCCCAGCGCGTCCAGACCCTCCATAAATCGATCCGGTTGCACCATTGCGTTGCCAAGCTCGCGCACCATCGCTTTAACAGCAGTGCCCGCTGTTTCGGATTGTTCACCAAGGCTCAGGAACGTGGAGCCAAGTGCCGCCGCATTCTGATAGCCGAGCTGATCGGCAGCGCCACCCACGCGCTGCAACACGTCGATAATGTCAGAGCCTTTTGATTTGGCGTTATCGTCCAGATAGTTGATGACGTCGCCCAGTTTGCCAATATCCTGAATGGGGATTTTATACAGGCCGGCGATTTTACCCAGGCTTTCCGACAGCTGATCGGCAGGCAGCTCAAACGCCTTTGAGGCCATGGCGGCGGTGTTGGCAAAATCCAGTAGATCCTTTTTCTGCTTCTGCCATGGATCATCGCTGTTAGCCACGCCCATACGCGCGCCGCCCTCTACCAGTGCGGCATAGTCAACGGCCCCGTTGGGCATTGGCAAATTTTCGGCGGCGTCTTTGATAGCGTTTTGCATCTCAGCAAATTGAGCGGTGCGGTTGCCGTCATCATCGCGCAGGCCATTCACCTGTTTGGATACGCCCTTCATGGCATCTTCCAGGATGCTGTAACTCTTGATGGCGGCTGCTACGGGGGCAAGTACCGCCGCGCCGGTCGCTGCGGTCTTCATGCCTGAACTTTGCAGCTTCTCGCCGGTTTCTTTGGCGCGGGCATAGCGGGCCTGCGCCTGAGTGACAGACTCAAGCCGACGCTGTTGCTCAGTAAGCTGGCGATTGTACTGCGCGGTGCGCTGGCTGATTTGTTCCGTTGCCCGGCTGGTACTGCCGATCGCAATCCCTTCGCTGTAGAAGCTGGCGCGCAACTGGTTGAGCTGGGCCTGTTCCGTTTTCTGCTGGGCTGTCAGGTTGCGGATCGCTGCCCGCTGCTGATTGAGGGCGGTAACTTGCTCAGCGCTGCGCTGGCGTAGCGGGCCGAATGCCGCCGCCATTTCACGCGCCTGCGTCTTTGCCTGAGCCAGTTGATCGGTGGTTTTTTTGTTGGCGTTGGTCAGCCGGTCAAAGCTGGTAGCCTGACGCTCAAGCCCTTTGATGCTGCTCTGTGTCTGCTTAATCTGAGAGGCCAGCGCGGCGGCACTCTGGCGCGCCGCGTTGACAGGTTGAGACATATTATTCAGGGCGCTGAATGCCACCTGAATATTTAATTTGCGGTCTGCCATTTATTGATCTCCGCCACTGCGCGCAGCGGCTTGATCACGCCATAACAGAAGTTCCTCTACCGTCATGGCGTCCATCTCCGCTGGTCGCCAGTGGAAAATGACGGCGATATCCGCCATTAAGTTTTCTATGCGTTCGCAGGGGCATCGGATGACGCGCTGCCCGTATCCGTCCCGCTCTGATCCGAAGGTGGTTGCAAAAAATCAACCACCGCATTGGCGAGCTGGCAGAAGTCCCACGTATCCATGCGGGCGATTTCGTCAGCGGTCAGTGCCGGGGCGGTAACGCGCGGCAGCAGAACAACCAGCGCATCATAATTCGACGTCAGAACGTCATAGACTTTTAAGCCACGCAGCGATCCGGCCTGCTTTAAGACTGGCGTGATCGTGATTTCGCTGATTGCCGTCTTGCCGCGAACGATAGGCGCATTGAGCGTTACAACTTCTTTACCGGTTACTTTGGTCATGGTGCGTTAATTCCTTATAAGCCAATGTTAGCGCGGTGTTTTTCCATCATGTCAACGCCGCCAACTTTGTAGATCATATTGAGCACATCAACTTCAATGATTTCTTCGCCGTTGATGGTCAGCTTGTAATAGGTATTTTTCAGGGTGTACTTATGGGAAGTATCATCCCCGGTTTTGGACGTGCCCGGATCCATCTCCGTGAAGCGTCCGCGCGTCTGGATTTCAACGGGTACCGCTTCGCCGGTTGAATCATCCTGGTACGACCCCGCATAGCGCGTTTGCATACCATCGGCGGTGGCGATGCCCCATTTTTTCAGCAGGCCCGCATCCATGCCGCCAAGGGTGATATCCATATCCAGCGCCCCGGCATCAAAGCCGAGATCGACCGCGACAGATCCAGGCATACCACCGGCCTGATAATCCTCCGTCTTGCGGGTTAACTTCGCCGGGGTGATTTCCGGCACCATGCCGAAGTAGTTATCCCCGTCAAAGAACATGTTGAAGTATTTGAGTTTTTTAGGCAGAGCCATACGCGCCCCCGGTTAGTTATTCACTGCGCTGGAAAACGTAGCGAAGTATTCATCAGTGAACTCCTGCACCAGGCTGAGATTTTCCAGCGGTGGGACAGGCGTGTAGTTGTATTTGATGGTGAGCTGCCCGTTGCGCAGCGTTTCACTGGTATTTGGTTCAGGGTCATACCAGCAACGCGCACCCAGCAGCTTGCCCGCCGTCACATAGGACGTCAGTTTGCGGTTGATACCATCAACGATATCTTTTACCAGTGACGGGGTGAGCGGCTTATCAACGTAGGAGAAGTGCGCCTCTGCCACGGTATCCGCCACAATCTGAGCGGTACGGGTGTAGCTCTCAAAGATGTAGGTTTCTTCGTCGCAGGTGCGCGATCCCCAGATGCGATAGCCATCCTGTTTGATCAGGGTGGTGACGCCTGCCGCGTTCAGCTCGTCCGCGTCGGTATCGGTGCCCTGTAAGGTGAAATAGATATCGCGATCCATCCCCAACACGTTGTTAACCGGAACGTTGGAAATGGTTTTGTGCCAGCCCTGCGTTGCGTCGATTTTGGCGCGCATCCCTACCGCATGAGCACCCACCGGCACGGTGGCGTTTGCTCCCGCGTTGGTGTCGTAGCAAATGAAGTTAGGCCAGATAACCATCATTTCACGCTGGGCAAACTGCTCGCGGTATTCCTTTGCCTCTGCAATGGTGTTGCAGCCGTTTGCTGAAACATAAGCAAAGGCGCGCAGCTTCTCCGCCATCACGCCGAGTTGCGCCGCCACTGACTGAGTATCAAGGCCGGGAACGGCAAGCACACGCGGACGGACGCCAACACGCATCTCAGCCGATAGCAGCGCATACATACCGGTGAATAGCCCCGTTTCCGGGTCAGTACCGCCAATGACCAGCTGATCCTGAGTCGGGGCGGTGCCGGTTTCCGGTGGTGGAATTTTTGACGCATCAGCCACGCGGATCACAATGGTCTGTGGGCTGGTCTGGTCTGAAATGGCTTTCAGGGTAGTGAACAGGGTGCCGGTTTTACCTGCTTTGCCCAGCATGTTAGCCACGCGGGTAATGAGTACAGGGGTATCCAGCGGGAACGCTTCTTCGTCTGCATCGTCAGCGATACAAACGACGCCGATAACCGCCGAATCAATATCGGTGATCATCGTGCTTAGATCGGTGGTTTCCGTGACGGTTGCACCGTGATGGTAATTTGTGGCCATGTAGTTGCCTCGCCAGGTCAATGATTGCCACTTATCATTGCGACAATTGCCAGCCGGTGCGAGAGGTGGGCGTTGTCAGCAGACCGCAACAACAGCCCCGCGTTGTCTGTACGCGCGCGCGTGGCGACGATGGTACCCTCACCAATGAGGGAACCAATAAGATGTTGGATGATGATGCGCGTTATTCGCCCCGCCCGGCGTTCAGTATTCAGATTGAGGGCAAGCAGCTCACTGCGCTGGATGACCGTTTGATCTCGTTGTCGCTGACGGACAACCGGGGATTTGAAGCGGATACGCTTGATCTCACGCTGGATGATTCAGACGGACAGATCGTTATGCCATCGCGTGGCGCGAAGATTTCCGTTTCGCTGGGCTGGGATAATGACCCGCTGATATTTAAAGGGCTGTACACCGTTGATGAGGTTGCGCACCGTGGCCCGCCTGATCAGCTCACTATCAGCGCCCGCAGCGCGGACTTTCGCGACACGTTCAACGTGAAGCGTGAATACTCCTGGCACGATATTACCGTTGGCGATGTGGTTGCCAGTATCGCCAGCCGTTACGACCTGCGCGCCGGGGTGAGTGAGGAACTGGCGAAGATTGAGATCGATCACGCAGACCAGACCAGTGAATCAGATATCAGCTTTCTCACCAGAATGGCGGATATGCTGGGCGCAGTTGCCACCGTCAAAAATGGCATGTTGCTTTTCATCACGCCGGGGCAGGGCTTAACCCAGAGCGGTAAGCCGTTACCGGCGATCAGTATTGTGCGGGCCAGTGGCGACAAGCATAGCTTTAGCATTGCCGATCGTGACGCTTATACCGGCGTTACGGCCTACTGGCTGGATCTAAATTTTGGGAAAAAGCCCGCCACCACGGTACAAACCAACACCCGCAGACGCCGAAGAACAACCCAGCCGAAGAAGCCGAAAGAACCCGCCTCAAGCAGCAAGGAAGGGGATTACATGGCAGGCGCGGAAGGCAACGTATTCGTGATCCGAAAAACGTTTAAAACCGAGAAGGCAGCGAAGCGGGCAGCGGCGGCGAAGTGGAGCCAGTTACAGCGTGGTGCGGCGTCATTTTCGATCACGCTGGCGCGGGGCCGGGCGGATTTGTACCCGGAACAACCGGCAAGCGTATCGGGCTTTAAGTCCACGATTGATAACGGTTACTGGACGATTACCCGATGTGTGCATGATATCGGCAGCGGCGGCTTTACCACCTCGCTGGAGCTGGAAGTTAAGATCGATGAATGGACTGCTGAGGCGGGTGACGAATCAACGGGTTAAGCGTTATACTTGACGTGATATTAACCAGCCCAGAGGAGGCCCGCGTATGGCAATGCGCTGTCCTCGCTGCCGTGCAGTTGCGAAAACTCGTACCAGTGTAGAGTTGAGCGATTTAGTGCGACGCAGTTATCACCAGTGTCAAAACATGTTGTGCGGCTACTGCTTTACCAGCATGACGCAAATAGACGAATCATTAAACCAGACTCAACCAGTCCCCGGCGCGGTGGTTCCTCAAGATGTTTTCCCGCGAAGTCATCACGGTGAAGACCAGTTAAGTTTGGTGTTATAGCGAAGTGAGAGCGCCCTTTATGGGCGCTCAATCAGTGAAATTATTTATTGTTTATGGCTACAAATCTGCTTTTTTGAAGCTTCTCATTTAAGAATTTATCTCCCTCATCACCAGCTTTTTTCGCCCATTCATCACAACTTTTATCACCACCGTTGAATACAAAGCCTTTGGTTAGGATATCGTTAGTGATGAAGACTTTTTCCACTGCTCCAGCCTTCCACGCTCGCTGTTTCTTGCCCGTATTGAAGTAGGTATAACAAACCGTTTGAACGGCGCTCCTTGCTTGCAACTCTTCTATGTTGTCGAAATTGAATGCGACAACAAGCGTTTTATCCTGCATTACCGGAATAATGGAAAGATTCAAATTTCCAAGCTCTTTAGCCAGGTGCGCAGGGAGAGCCTTTGTTACCTCAGAAAAATCAATAACGCCAACATCAGCGGCAACAGAATTAGTTGGCTGCTGTGGCACTTCTAGGGGTTTGGTGGTGCTGCTGGCGTCTGCTTCTGCATTGCTTACTGGTGTGGCTGTTTTTTGGGTAGGGTAAAGATTCGCCCCGGCAGCGGCAGTAATCAGGCATATAGCAAGGTAAACGAGTGATGATTTTTTTCGATTTGGCATAAAAACCCACTTCGGATTTATAAGCCCGATCCAGAAAGCGATACCGGCTATCGCTGCAATGATGGTGATGATTTTTTCCAT